GATCATCGGGCCTGGGGCAAGTCCACGAGGCACTGTGATGATCTTGGGTTGTTCCCCCCTCACCGTCGTACGTAGGACTAGGGGGAGGAATCCGCTATGGAGGATGGTGAGTGAGACTCACCGAGCGAGGTGGCTACCCCTGGCGCTCCGGGCGAGCGCTGGTCACGGTCCACCGTCTGTGCTCCGCTGCCCGATCCGCGCGAGGCGCGAGTCCTGCCGATTCGGTGCTGCCCCTGGCAGCCTGCCCGCTTGTGCGGAGCACCGCTCTGCTGTTGTCCTGCCGCGCCGATCCCTCGGTTCCGACGTCCCGGCTGGATAGGCCGGGGGGCCAGCAGGTCAAGCGCCCACTAGTGTCGTCAGAGCCATGCATTGTGTCAAGTATGAATTGCATTTGCGCAGGTCATTACGACAACGCGGTCGGGCGTGTCGGACTTCACACCGATGTAGTTTCACTGCTGTCATTCGGACATATTCCATACTGCCCTGGGGTATTGTCACGGCTTTGCGTGAATAGGGGGGAGGGTATTGATGACGACCATCAGCCTTACACCGTAAGGCTAGCCAGCAGCACACCGTGTGGCGGATTACCGCAGGAATCGTGCAGATCGGCCACCAGCAGCATCCGTTATGTCCGAAATGACCGACCCCAGGATGCTAAATCCGCCGCTCCTCCCTCCCTTCCTCTCCCACTCGAAACCTGTGCTAAAGAGGCCCTCCAGGGCCAAGAAGTAGTCACTTTTAGTCATTTTTCAAGATCGTGTGTCCAGCCTTGGGCACAAGACCCCTTAGTAATAAGTGAGGGAGGGAGGGAGAGAGGGGCCCTGAAGGGGCCCCGAACGACCGACCGACCGAACCCCCTAGAGGGCGCCCTTGAGGGGCGCCCGATAATAGAGAAGATATATCGGGCGTCTTTAGACGCCCTCTAGTGTAGTAAATAGTAAAGTAGTGTAGTAAATAGTAAAGGGCGCCTCTAAGGCGCCCTATATAGAGATACTCTAAAGGTAACTACAAAGAGTATCTAATAGTGACCTGCACACAGAAGGCTCTCTCTAATGGCCTAGGTAGATTCCTACACCTTCTCCCCGGAATAGGCGAAGAAGAGGATTCTGAAATACATCAGAGAGGGAAAGACAATCGACCAGGCCATGGCCCTGGTCGGTAAATCGAATAAGACCTACGACTATTATCGTAAGTCTGATCCTGAGTTCCGCTCCCAGGTAGACCAGATCCGGGTGCAGCTCTCGTCCGGCGGGATGAAGCGTCCCGTCCCTGAGTTCGCTGAGTTCTCCCTGGAGTACCTGGGCCAGCAGGTGTTCCTGCACCAGCAGCAATGGATCGACCTCCTGGAGGGTCACCGCCCCCGGCAGCTTCACCCCGCGATCACCTACAACCCAGGCGAGCCCGACCTCATCATCATCAACACCCCACCGGAGCACGCCAAGTCCACCACCCTCACGGTGAACTACGTCGTCTACCGCCTCTGCGACAACCCGAACCTCAAGGTCATCATCGTCAGCCGCACGCAGCAGATGGCCAAGAAGTTCCTCTCCCAGATCAAGGGCATCCTGACCCACCCGAAGTACGCCAAGCTCCAGGCCACCTTCGGCCCCTCGGAGGGCTTCGCCGCCAACTCCGTCTCCTGGCGCGAGGACATGATCTATCTCTCCGGAGAGATCCGTGATCCTGGCGCCAAGGACCCCAACGTGCAGGCCCTCGGCATCCGAGGCCAGATTTACGGGTCCCGCGCCGACCTGATCATCCTGGACGACTGCGTGGACAACACCAACGCCCACGAGTTCGACAAGCAGATCAACTGGATTCAGGGCGAGGTCATGTCCCGTATCTCGGCTTCCGGGACCCTGCTCGTGGTGGGTACCCGGATGGCCCCGGTTGACCTCTACTCCGAGCTTTAGAACCCCGCGCACTACCCCGAGGAATAGTCGCCCTGGACCTACTTCGCCCAGCCGGCCGTCCTGGAGTTCAAGGACACCCCCGAGGAGTGGGTGACCCTCTGGCCCCGGAGCAACGAGCCCGAGCCTGGGGTGAAGGACCAGGTGCCCGACGCCGATGGGCTCTTCCCAAAGTGGGACGGACCTCGCCTCGCCAAGAAGCGGGCCAGGGTGCTTCCGCGCAACTGGTCCATGATCTACATGCAGCAGTAGGTGGTCGAGGACTCCACCTTCCCTTAGGAGGCGGTCAACGGGTGCGTCAATGGTCAGCGGATCGCCGGGATTCTCGTCCCTGGGCAACCAGGGGGCCGGCCAGAGGGGATGGCAGGGCTCTTTGTCGTCGCTGGCCTCGACCCGGCCATGGCAGGGAACACCGCAGCCGTGGTGATGGGCGTGGACCGGACCACACGCAAGAGGTGGGTCCTGGACGTGTTCAATGGCAGGACAACCCCTGACGACCTACGCAACCTGATGAAGACCTGGACGGTCAAGTACGGGGTCATGGAGTGGCGGGTAGAGAAGAACGCCTTCCAGATCATGCTGACCCAGGACCGGGACATCCGTCAGTTCCTCGCCTCCCGTGGCTGCACGCTGAAGGAGCACTTCACCGGGTCGAACAAGTGGGACGTGGACTTCGGTATCTCCTCTATGCGTGACCTGTTCGGTACCTGGGTCCATGACGGCACGGCACGCGGCTACAAGGCCGTGGTGCCGCCGCTCATCGACCTGCCGAGCCGGGTCAACTCAGAGGGCACCAAGGCCCTGGTCGAGTAGCTCATCACCTGGTTTCCCGAGGCACCCAAGCACCAGAAGACCGACTGCGTGATGGCGCTGTGGTTCTGCGAGATCCGCGCCCGCGAGCTGACCGACGAGGGTTACGGAAAGACCCACTGGCACAACCCCTACCTGCCGCCTCGCCTGGCGGAAAACCAGATGGTCGTGGACCTAGATCAATACTACCTGGAGCAGATGACTCCATCCCTGGGGCAACTCTGATGAAGCTTTCCAAGAGACTGCGCTCTCGGCGCGCCTGGACCTCCGCGCCCAAGGCAAACGCTCACAAGGTTCGCCGCCGCGACCTACGCGGCGTCGCCATCCACTACATGGGGCCCAAGGTCCCCAGCCGGGTCTATGCCGGCGACGAGAAGGCCGTGGCCAACTATCTGGAAGGTGTGCGGCGCTATCACGTCTTCACCAAGGGCTGGTCTGACATTGCCTACAACTACGCGGTGGACAACGAGGGCCGGATCTGGACCCTGCGTGGCGCAAGGTACCTGTCCGGGGCCAACGGTGACACCGACGTCAACTCCACACATCTGGCTATCGTCGCGGTTTTGGGTAAGGGCCAGGTCCCGTCCGATGCAATGCTCAAGGGCATTCGGGTGGCCGTGCGCCGGCTGCGGATGCGCTACCCGTTCCGGCTCAAGGAGATCACCACGCACGCCGCCCTTCGGCCAGGGGGCACCGAGTGCCCCGGCAAGTACCTAATCCGAGAGGTGGGGGCAGGCACGTTCCGTCCCCGGCGGCTGCGCCGGCTATTCCGCTCCCTTGGCTTCACCAAGGACACTATCGCCCGACTGTTGAAGGACTGACATGGACGCCGACGTTCCTCGTCGCGTCCTGGCGATGCGGCAGCGCAACACCGAGCGCGACGGGAGGATGTAGGACGTCTACGACGTCCGCAATGGAGAAACCTCCCGCCTGCTGCCGGGGATGTTCCCCGACATCTGGCCCAAGCCCATCGTCGCCAACTTCGTGGACGTCACCGCCCGCGATCTGGCCGAGGTCACCGGCACCCGCCCCTCGATCAACTGCGAGTCGGCGCTCCAGGTTTCCAATGCCGCCAAGAAGTTCGCCTCAAAGCGGACCAAGATCGCCTACCACTACTTCGACTACTCGAACCTGGCCATCCACCTGGTGTCAGGTGCCGACCGCTACTACTCCTACGGGTTCGTGCCCTTTGTGGTCGAGCCAGACTTCAAGCATCGTTGTCCACTGATCCTCATTGACGACCCGGTGGGCGTCCACTACACGCTGGACCTCAAGGGAAACGTCACGCACTACGCGAAGGTCTGGCATGAGGATGCGCTGGCCCTCGCCGCCAAGTTCCCCCTTCACTCGGCGCAGATTCTCGGTGACCGCAGCACGGGGATGGGGGATGCCGCCAAGCTAGAGGTGATCCGATACATCGACAAGAACCAGTACGTTCTCTACCTCCCGGAGCGGAACGACCTGGTTCTCACCGAGGCACCCAACCCCCTCGGCAAGGTGCCGGTTCGCGTCGCAGAGCGCCCCGGCCTCGATGAAAACGTTCGAGGTCAGTTCGATGACGTGATCTGGGTGCAGCTAGCCAGGGCACGGATGGCCCTGCTCGGCCTGGAGGCCGTCGAGAAGTCGGTCCAGGCTCCCATCGCCCTCCCGATGGACGTCCAATAGATGACCTTCGGCGGCGATGCCATCATCCGCAGCAACACCCCGGAGAAGGTTCGCCGCGTTCCCATCGAACTCCCGCAAGCGACGTTCGCGGAGAGCCAGCTCCTTGAGGGCGAAATGCGCGTCGGGGCGCGCTACCCAGAGGGTCGTTCCGGCTCGATCAATGCCTCGGTTGTGACGGGCCGAGGCATCCAGGAGCTACAGGGCGGCTTCGACACCCAGGTCAAGACAGCCCAGATGAACATTGGGTTCGCCCTCGCCGGGGCCCTGTCCATGGCCTTCGAAATGGACGAGAAGCTCTGGCCCAACGAGAAGAAGAGCATTCGTGGTGTCGCCAACGGCGCCCACTTCGAGGAGTCCTACACCCCATCCAAGGACATTGCCGGGGCCTACACGGTTGACGTGACCTACGGGTTCGCCGCCGGTATGGACCCCAACCGAGCCCTGGTTTTCCTGCTCCAGCTCCGGGGCGACAAGCTCGTGCCCCGCGATTTCGTCCAGCGCCAGCTCCCGATGGACGTTGACGTGATCCAGCTCCAGCAGATGGTGGACTCAGAGGAGACGACCGACGCCCTCAAGCAGGGCGTCTTCTCGATGCTCGCCAGCATGGGGATTATGGCCCAGCAGGGCTTCGACCCCACTGACCTCCTCCGTAAGACGGCTTTGATCATCGAGCGCCGCGAGAAGGGCGAGCCCTTCCACGAGGCCGTGCTCGAAGCCTTTGCCCCCCCGCCCCCTCCCGAGGGCGCCGAGCCTCCCGGCGCGGGCCCGCCCTCCTCTCTGGTCCCCGGTTCCGAGGCGCTGCCCTCGGGAGGGCCCCCTCCGGGGATGCAGGCTTCTGGCCTGCCGTTCGGTATTGCCTCAGGCCAAGCGGAGCTTGGCCCTGGTGGTCGTCCGGATCTCTAGACGCTGCTGGCCTCAATCGGCAGCAGCGGGCAAGCGAACCTCTCGGCCGGCGTGGCTCGCCGGCTCCCAGCCTGAGAAAGGAGCTGACATGTCTGGCCACAGCCCGAAAACCCCGAAGGGTCAGGGTGGCATGGCTAAGCCGCACACGCAGAAGCCGGCCACTTCCGGCAAGCCTCGTGGCGGTGGGGCTGCCCCCAAGAGCACCGTCAAGTTCGGCAGCCGACCCAAGCCCGTCTGACAGGAGATAACCCGCGATGGACGAGGAGGAGTATGACGAGGAAGAGCTGACGCTCCTCCAGCAGCTCGAACTTGAGCCAAGGAAGTTGAACGCTCTCGACCTCTTCATCGCATTCTGGGCCCTTCTGGGCTCCATCATGCAGGTCGTGACCATGTTCTTCGATCACGTCTGCAAACTCCTCGTGGCCCACCGTGGCTACGTGGAGGAACGGCACGACTTCGCCGAGGCGATCCGTGCCGACCTCGAAAGCATCCCGACTAAGGAGTGAGACATGCCGCGTGGTGGATACCAGCGCCCGCGTAACCCCGCTCCAGTGTCGGGACCAGGCGCCATGAGTAAGCGTACGGACGGCGGTCCCGCACAGAAACTTCGTGACCTACCAGACGCCCGGTACGGCGAGAACGCGACCTACCGCGAGCTTCAGCAAGCGGCGCCCCTGGCGCAGACCCCATCCCCCGGTGGTTCTCTCACGACACCATCGGGTGGTGGGGCTGTGCTACCCATCGGCTTCGATGCCCCAACGCGGTACCCCGACCGCCCGGTGACCACCGGCATCCCCCTCGGCCCAGGCGCGGGGCCCGAGGCCCTCAATCTTCGGTCGCCCGACCAGCGCGACATGGATCGGCTGCGGCACCTTCTCCCGGCCCTTGAGGTGATGGCCTCGCTGCCCACCACGAGCCCGGAGACTCGAAACTTCATTCGCTACCTCCGAGGGATTGGCTGACGTGGGATTCCTTGACAGCTTGGGCGACGTCGCCGGCTGGCTGAAGGATTCCCCGGTCGGCCAAGTGGTTGACGTCGCCCTTTCCCCGGTGGAGGACGACAGCGACATCAAAGAGATCGCTGACGCCATCACCAGGTTCACCGCAGTCGGCAACGTACGAAACACGATCCTGCCGTCCATCGGGAATGTGTTCGAGGGCCTTGACACCGCCTGGGACCAGGGCACC